CCTCTCATACAGATCGATTGACTGTTGGGCCTCCTTGGAGTCTGTTTTCCAGTTGTCACACATCATATGAAGAGTAGCGAAAAGAGCCCCGAGCATGATTTCTTGCCGTAACAGATTGTCTAAAAGAACTTGGTAATTTTGGCTTTCTTTTCTTTCCGGATCGTACTCACAAGCCTCGTTATACGCATCGGTATACTTCTGTATGAGGTTATGGACCGGCTTAGCCACACGATCTACTTCACATAAACAGAATACTGGATAGGCTTGGACTATTCTTTCAATGGACCGATCGTAAGCTCGTTGGGATATCTCCTGTGCTTCTACGTCATATCCACGTTTCCAAGAGAGCAACTTATACTTCATGCGCTTCATTAATGTCTTCATCTCATCTCCGGTAAATCATCCCTAAATACTGCGGGCATATTATAATTACTTCCATACACAGTCTGCATATACCTCTTATCAAGCTCATCTGCTGTTCGTTGGTCAGACACTTTTGGCAAACTGATACATAGATATCGCATAGCATCAGCGAAATGTGAAGACCAGTCATGCAACGGATGTGCGGCATAGACCTTGCGCTTATGGTCGTATTCCTGGCGATAGTTCTCAAGAGCTTTGATGAGTGGAGCACAAGCCTTGTCATCTATCCAGAATTTGCCCAGAGACGAACGAACTGACTCTATGCCGTCCTCTACACTCACCTGGGGCGCAATCGTGAACTGTATGCCCAATTCTTTCGCCTTTTCCCAACGTGTCATGCCGGAGCCAAACTCCTTCACGCGTATATCATGAGGAGCTATATGCTTACCCCATAAGTATGGCTTTTGTTTGATGACATTGGCGTAATGCTCCAAGCCAACCTTTGAGTTCTCGTAGCAGTCTATGATGCGAATGGACATCCCGATGATCTGAAACATGATGATGGAGGTATTATCTCTGACTCCAATATCCCATGCAGAATGGACGGGGAATCCATTTTCCCATGATACAACGCTTATCTGACCCTTGGTTCTCATTCTGTCTATGTAACGAGCGTAATAGCTTCCTTCCACACCAAGATCCCAGCTGGTGTAATACTCCTGCTGGATCATATCCTCACTCATTTCACCCAGATGCTTTTCACGTTCAATCTCGTGCAGGTTGATATGTCCGGTGTCTAAGACAGTGAGCTTCTGACAGAACCAATCGTCTGAGTTAGAAGCGACCTGAAAGAGGTCATAGAGATGGTTACGTCCGCGTGGAGTGGACAGAAATACGGCAATACCGTCATTGGCGGTAAGGATTGGACGGATATATTGGTAGGCTCTTGGATCTTGGAGTGCGTACTCAGAGAAGATACAAAGCTGTGGATTGGTTCCCATAAGGGAATCATAATTGTCTGAACCAACAACTTGGATTATAGACCCATTAAGCAGCTTGATCTTGAGTTCTTGGTGGTTAGTAGATGCTATAAGGGTAGACGGAATAAAGTCCAGGATCCGTTCTCCGGTATTCGTGATACTGTCAAACAGTACTTTTCTTCCCTGATTATACGTGGGAAAGATATAATAGATTACCTGTACTTTCTTCAGTGCTGCCCGTATTGCAAGATTAAAGGCTGCAATATCTTTTCCTGCTCGTCGAGGCCAGATAAGAAGCACACGCCTATAGCCTTTGTTCTCCACTGCATCAAAGAACGGAAGTTGGTACGGCCTTGGCTTGAAGCGGTTGAGAAGAATCTGTTCTGCTACCTTCACTACTCTCCTTTAAGAGCTGCTCAGCCTTTTTAATTCTGAGTCGCTCACGTTGTACAGATCTCATCAAGAAGAACTGGTCTGTGGAATCTATCCAAACTGAATATGGGGTTCTGTGTATAGTAGACCGCATTATTCTACGTCTGCCCATTACTACGCTCCATTAACAATGGGTATTAGTCATACACTCTTCACATTCCCTTTTATGAACTACCCAGTTGTCATCTACATCTTGCCTATCTTTAGGGCAAAGCTGATCGTAGGTGAGCTGTTCATCAAGAATCATACTCTGCAAGAACCCCGTTAAATCATCAGTCCTTTTTAGCTCGTCTAACGCAGCAGCAGCTGTAGTTTCAACAGGACTAAAGAACGCATACCATCTAAAATGCGGGCATACGTGACAGGGCTTTTTCAGCTCGCCGAGCAATCGATCCATCTCTCGATTCATCTCTTTGTATCCTTACTTTTCCATTCGAAACATCTCAATATCATCAGCACCGCTCCTGATAAACGTCATAGGAGCATCCAAGTCTTTCTCGTGGTAGATAAACCCAATAAGCTCGTCTTTCTCTACTTTCTTGTACACATCGAATACGCCCTGAGCATCACGGCAAGCGATGAAGTTAGACTCTTTGTCTTTGTAAAAGGCTACGATTGGTGATTCCATTACTCCTCCTTTTTCTCTTTCACTTCTTTACTATCTGGCATCTTCTCAATCACTACTATTCTCTGCTGGTTATCCTGTATCTCTTTAGAAAGCTCTGCTTCAAACTTACGAGCCTTGCGATACTCAGGGTCAAAGGCTGCCTGGGTCCTAGCAGCCCAAGAGGCATCAAACTTCTTAGTCAATGCTCCTTGGTCTCTGCGTATAGCTATACGCTGTAAGGCGCTCTCATGCGCCTCCTTTAGCTCTTCACAACGATCCACAAAGCGATAGTAATCAAGTTGGCGTATACCATTATCCAAGTAGAATGATTCTATGCGCAGGGAAGTATCCTTGAGAGACCATGCAAGAAGAGTTTCAGAAAGACGAACTAAGAAAGAGTAAGGGAATGGTCGCATCTTGAAAGTCTGAAGGTCGTAGTACGTATCAAAGACACTGCCTTTCCTCTTTGTTTCCCTCTCAGGTAGATGTTTTACTATAGGATCACCATTAGTCATTCTTCGCTTTGGTTTCTTCCCGTTCATAAATCTCTCCAATGGTTATCTCGGTCTGCGGATGAGCACTAAAAACTTTGATTGCATACAATTCAGCAATCTGTCCATCATCCTGGAATATAACACCGGTTTGCTTCATCGCATCAAGAATGTATTTGACATAATTATCGATATCAGGCTTAAAGAAGTGATAGTACTTACCATCTATGGGTGATGGGCGTTTACGGGTTACCTGCCTACAGTGATCTGCTCGTGTAGGGATAGAAAAGATAAAGTGGATACGCAGTGGTCCAAAGAGCCTACGTTCGTCTGCATGCTGTTTGACAAGCTCTATACCCGTGACCAACTTTTCCTGCTTTTGTTGGTCAAAGATGACACGTCTATTAAAGTTCGCTCCGCACCTCTTCCAAGGGATCGGTTCCCACGGGAGGATGTAGCGCTTGATCAGTGGGATGTTGTGTGGCGTCATTACTACTGCTTCCTTCTTCTAACAAAGTTTTCATTAACCGAAGGCCTTCCTGAAGCTCGCCTGTAAGGGCACGTGGACTTGTTGGTCCCATTTCAATTTCCCGTTTTAGGTCCTTATACCAAGGGTTCCAATGATTCTGCATGGTTTCCAGAAAGGAAAGAGACCACGCAATAATTTCTGTATCTTCCTGCTTCCACTCTGCTTTGTTCCATTCTTCACTCAAACCCCATCTTCGCTTTGCTTCCTCAATCTTATTCTCCAACGTAATTATCATGAGCTTTTCAAACTCATTCAAATTTGACTTCAGGCGTAAGTTTTGCAAAGTATCGAAGTTTCTGTCAAGGGTTTCTTTTTCTTTCGGTGTAATGGATCCTAGTTGCTCTACAACCACATTGGCAGCAATATCAAAGCTCTCTATAGCCTCTATTGCCTGCTGAGCAGTCTTTGCGTTACGTCTGAAGTATTCGCTGTAAGGGATAAACCTGTTCCATCCTCCATCAGGTCTTCCCAATCCAAGCCAAAACTTATACGCCTTATCCTTCAAACCGCAATACGCTTTGTCTATGTCCGTTAACTCTTGTTTCGTAAACTCTCCGCTAGAAGTCTTGGCTTTTGCTGCCATGCTTGTTAAACCAGCGTGAGCTAAATCCAATCCATCCACTCCAGTTGCCGACGGACTGTCGACATCTTGTCGGCGTTCGATGTATTGCTTGTCATCGGGAGCGTTGTGAGCTCTGTATAACTCTTGGACCAGGGATTGGTTTGGAGTCTCACCAAGACGGGAACTCTCTTTCAAGCAGGTGGACACAAAGAACGAGAATGGATCCTTCAGCTTCTTCACATCCGTTGCCTTCATGAGATTGTCCGCATACCGAATCACCCGGTCTGAGAATGCTTGTAAGCGAATCTTACCCCACTGGGTGAGTTTGAGCGATTTCACGTCGTTTATTGACTGTCTGTCCTGCATACTACACTGCCTTTTTTGAAGCTGTTGTTTGTAACTCTCTCTAACAGAAGGAGTTTGGATAACTTGGATAAGGGATGGACTTGGATTTTTAGATAAATATTGGGTTGGAAAGTAACAATCCCTAGTCTCTTCTCCTTTTAACTTTAATAGTGTGACACTACTGGACTCCAGGGAAAGAAGAAGTCGTATAGAAAAGAAAATATTAGTTGCTAAAGCGTATGCTTCTACGATATAGGGCTTCATATAGCGACCAGTATCGGTAATGGCATAGTGGCACTTTCTATCACTATAGACTTTGGCGATGAGTCCATCCTGCTCAAGTTGTCCAGTAGCTCGAGAAATGGTGGTTGGGCAGACGCCAACAACTGATCCTAGCGTAGGACGAGACTTGAACATCTTCTTATAACGGCCACACTCGTTATAAAGAAGCAAAAAGACCTTATTAATCGTGTTTGTATAGTTAGGAAAGTCTTGCAATATCTGACAAGATTGGTAGGATTTGTTTATTAACAAAACGAAATCCTCCGGTTATTGATCGGTGATTTCTTTGAATCCTCCGTGATTTTTCTATTTATCCGTTGGTTCATTTGTTAACTTTCAGTTTGTTAGATACAGAGCACCCTGCGAAAGTTCACTGTGTCTAATAGGTGATAAAAAAACATGAGTAACTATAAATGTTCGCCACAAAACTGGCAAGGCATTTATACAATGTAAGCAAAATTCCTTTATTTTAGGGCCATCAACTTCACAAGAGCTGGTGGCTTCTGTCTTTCTAGAACACATCAGACAACGAGGACCTCCGGGTCCTTTTTTACTTCTTAAAACCTTCAGAAAATAGTATACTTATAACAGTGAAAAAGTTTCTTTTTTCAAAGGGGAGAGAGTGAAGACACGAGAAGCGTACAAAGCTCTATTTGAAGATATAGAGCCCACGAAACGAATGCGCAAGAATCCTTTCAGGATCGCATTTGACATGCCAGAGATACCGTACAAGAAGTTTAAGATACTCGCCATAGCCAAAGGAGAGACCATCCAGCGATTAGCCTTGCAAGCCCTAGAAGAGAAGATCGAGCGAGAAATAGAAAAGATCCCCTAACGAAAGAAGTTCATGGAACACAACGATATAACCAAGATGTTACAGGCTGTCGGCGACCTGTGGAACAGTAAACTCAGTGCCGAAATCACCAACAAACTCAAGCCAGCAGTCCTTGATGACCCCTACCAGAGCACCCAGATTTCTGATATTGCAGCCGCCTTCTCCAAAGCTCAGGGAGAGTTTCCTGCCATTGGACACAATAGAGACAACACCTTCTTTAAAAGCAGCTACGCAGACCTGCATGCTATTGTGAGCGTCATACGTCCAGTATTATCCAAGAATGGGCTCTCATATACCCAGTTCACGGTCATCAAAGAAGCTGGAGAGATCGTTCTTCATACCAGATTGATGCACACCAGCGGTCAATGGATAGAAACAAGAAGCAGAATAATACCGGAGAAGGGTGATGTTCAGTCTTATGGTCGTGCCGTATCCTATCACAAACGTTATGCCCTTATGGGTCTACTTGGGCTTACTGCTAGCAACGATAGTAGCGATGATGACGCTGAGGGTTTGATGGAAAAGCACAGAACCCTCGCTCCAAGTGCACCCCATCACTACGATCCTAAAAAGCAATCACCAACCACCATCACTCCAGAACAGTTGGAAGAGTTGGAGATGGAATTGGATGGATTCCCAGACTTGGCTAAAGCATTCCTCCATGCTATGAAAATAGAACAACTTTGTGATCTTCCTCAGAGCATGTATCATGATGCCCGAAGAAAGATATTGGAGAGAAAAAAGACGATCACTAATCCTTCAAAGTAAAGAGGCTCTATGCAGAACCGTATAGAAAAGTACTCAGCTCCTACACGGTTAGATAAAGAGCCACAAGGATCGATTTGGACGCACAAAAAAGATTCTGATCTGGACATTACTCTCTATGTGCAGACATCGGACAACCAGGAGGCCCCTGAGTGGATAACACTCGGGGATCTGCTGTCTAAGACCATGAAAGAAAAGGCGTTCGAGCCCAAGTTCATCAAGGGACAGATAGAAGCGTATCAACAAGTGAAAGAGTAGTATGGCAAAAAAGCATCTTATTCCTAAAAAGTATCTCAAGCCCTTACTAGAAGAGCTCCTAAAAGACAGAGAAAGAAAAGAGCAGCTGTTCCAAGATCTAAAAGCGGTTGCAGAACCGATCGACCTCCTTAAACATCACCTAATGCGTATGAGTCAGAGGTTGGAAGAACTCCAAGAATACGCCAAGGATGATGAGTATATCCGTATCACCAGAAGTATCGGTATCTATGCTTATTTTGGATGGTTGGTGGTTGGATTAAAAGCAATCTTGGAGCAGTTTAAGGAGATAGAACATGAGGACGAATTTATACTCATAGCCGACACTCTTGTCGAGATACTCCGAAAACAGGGATATACTGAAGAAGAAGTACAGTCATAACTCCAAGGAGAAGTCCCCTTGAATAGATATATTCTTTTATTGTGCATGGCAGTTGCTACCTGTAATGCTGCTGAGAAGGTTACTATTGTCAGCTGTTACAGCAGTATGACCAGCAAACACCAAAGGCACGAGATCACCTTGAGTAACGGAAACTTCATTACTATCCAGACATCATTGCAAAACGCCACCGATATAAAGGTGAACGTCTCTCAAAAGAAACTACCCATTCCTGTCCACAAATAAGGAAAGCCTATGAAATGGTATTGGATCCTTTTGATAACCGTTGTCTGTTGTGGCTCTGACCGCCCTGCTCATTATCCACCACCTGCTCCACATCCTACCGTTATAGCAGCCCATGAAGCCGCTAAGAAGCAGCAAGCGGAGAACAGCAAGAGGAAAAGCGTTTTTTCAGTATTCACCAAAAAGCAAAGCATCAAGAAATAACCTTGTGCGGGGAGAAGCAGGCCCCGCACAAGTAACAAAGGAGTGAGAATGAAAGAAGCCAAGATTAAACCACACCAAAAAGTCTAAACGTCCCACTAAATAAAAGTGTCGGAGCCAATCTGTTTTGTGCAATACGAATAGCATTCACCACTGACGTACTACCAATACCCGTTGTTGCTCCTAAAAGCTGCTCTCTGTTGATCGCATCATTAGAAAGATCAGTACCAGAAAATACTGCCTGCTTAGACATCGCTACACCGAATCCATAGAGCTTCATAATACCGTATCCAGTAGCGGGATGTATGGTTCCCTGAAATCCATTTATCAATGCATCTCGAGTAGAAGAAGTGATCCCTAAAGCCCTAAATACTGCAAAGTCACTCTCGTTAGATTGAATAAACTGATTGTAGGTAAAAGTATTCCAGCTGGCGCCACCATTAATAGAAAATCCTACCGAAAGCGCCTGGTTGTCATTAGTAGTAAAAAAGTACCCCAGACATTCTAACACATAATACGAGTACCCCGTGATCCCGCTAACGAAATCAACATTGGTTACCCCTGAAACAGTCTGTGTTTGGATAAGTACTCTCGATCCAGAACCTGCAGGCTGAAAGCTCGGAGCTGTTCCTGCCGTATTGGCAGTAAGAAGATATCCGGGCGTTCCCGTCACACTAGAAACTCGTCCGGCGGAACTAGTAACCAGTGCACCTTCAGTAAATGCAGGTATATTAATTCCGCCTGATCCTGATTGTATATTTGTGGTAGAAGTTGTATTGGTACTTCCTAGATTGAGCGTCTTATTGCCTGAACCCGTGGCAACAAGAATGGTAGAGGCAAAAGCATCTGTTGAGACGCTAATGGTATTATTCCCTGAATTAAGCGTTATAGCACTATTGGCAGCTGCTATCTGGTTATTCCAACTATTAGTCGTTGACATAGCGCTCCTATATAATACCAAATAGCCTGAATGTTCCTACCGATATATTCCCTGAGGAGAACTTCAAACGGATACCATCAGTAGCTGCACCACCAATGCCACATCTGCCTGCCGATAAGCACTGAAGCGTATCTAAAGAGGTCGATGCCGTTGATACAAGGCTTGCCGTAACTTGGGGATTGCTCGCAGCAAAAGCAAAAAGTTGTGCTATTCCATTCAGTCCATAACTTGCATCATTGCTGGTACCAGGAGCAAGAACATATTGACTAGTTCCACCTGCACCACTTACCACCGCACTAAACGTAGAAGCTCCTGAATCGGTATTAGTAGTGAAATATTGATACGCCGTACCTGCTGTCCACGAGACGCCAGCAGTGTTTGAGAACTGCATCTGAAGATCTGTATTGTCGGTGGCAGGAACTACACCAAGAAACTCGAGTTCGTAGTAGGTATACCCAGTTATGCCTGTCGTGAAATCTATCGTAGCAGAACCACTAGCAGTCTGGCTTTGGATTAATACTCTACTTCCCGTTCCTCCACCTGGAGCAGGTTGGAAACTTGGAGCCGTACCGGCTAGATTGGCTGTTAGTACATAGCCAGCAGTTCCCGTAACAGATGTCACGTTGCCAACCGAGCTTGTAATAAGAGCCCCTTCAATAAACTGAGGAATATTAATCCCACCTGATCCTGATTGGATATTGGTAGTGGAAGTAGTATTGGTACTTCCCAGCGTAAGAGTCTTCGCTCCGGCTCCTCCTGCGGCTACGTTGATCGTAGTTGCAAAAGCATCCGTTGAGACTGCTACCCCATTCGTGCCCGAGTTTAAAGTGATAACGCTGTTTGCGGCTAATATCCGATTATTCCAACTATTATTCGTTGACATGGTGCTCCTTTATACGACAGACCAGTTTCCAACCATAGAGACCACGCGCCAGATAGTGTTGGGTGTATAGCAGACCATCTTTAAGGTGTCTCCAACAGCAGAAGAGGTAAGAGTTCCACCAACACCAAGAGTCGTATTGGAACTACCTATGAGAACCTGCTGTCCTGCTGCTTGTGTAATCTGAATTCCCAGAGCAGTGTTTTCATTGGAGACTTCTATAATGTCTCCCGTTATCGATACTGCAGGCAGAGCAAGAGCAAGCGTTCCCGCTTTATTGCAGAAATATCCATTATTGACCGCTGCTGTTTGATTGACTGTTATAATAGACCAGGTATCAACAGATCCAGAAGTAGAGATGGTAAGTGTGCTGGTTCCAGGATTGCCTGTAACAGTAATACTACCTGACCCCACGATATTGATATTACCTCCTGTGGGAAATACTGCTCCTCCTGAGTTACCGGTAAGGGAAGATATGATTCCAGTTCCTATAGCAGAAATGGTAAGCGTTGATGTGCCAGGATTACCAGCCACGGTAATGGTTGTCCCATCGCCTACGACATTAATATTATTCGCAGTCGGAGGAACTGGCCCTCCTGTATTACCTGTTAAAAATTCAGCAGCCCCTCCTGATAAAGGAACCCAGGTTGCCACGCTTCCTGCAAGTGATACAAGCACATACAGATCATTGGCAGTCGGAGGAGTATTAGCAGCAGTATCGAGCCAGAAACATCCAATCTGAAAGTTCTTGAAGTCAGCTGGAGTTGGAGGGAATGGATGTTGAACAAAGTTTGGAGGGGTTCTTGGATTGACTCCAAGATAGGCCAATGGATACAGTCCATTGAGCGCATTATTATTGGTTGAATCTGCCACTTTATTCTCCTTCGTTTGGACTTGGAGGATAGGCAAATGCATTGGATTCTGGATCATATACGTGACCAGCATCACACTTGTCATGTCTAACGACATAATGGCCAGCTGGTGGCTGCCACTTCGTTTCTCCGTCCCAGATGATAACAGTGATGACTTTGTGGTTTTTATCGCAGACGGCGTATCTATACATAGCTTCTCCTTTATTTGTATTCAAATACCCAGATCTCACCTCGGCCACCAGTACCACCAGCTCCAGAGAGGGTACCATTGAGCGATCCGCCGCCACCTCCGCCACCGCCTCCAGGAGCTCCGCCAGTGCCTCCAGTGCCCGCTGCGCCACCAGTCTTTTGACCACCGCCGCCACCACCACCAGTACCACCCATTAAAAAATCTATATTGGCAGTAGCAATACCGCTATTACCAGCGGCACCATTAAGGGTTCCGCTTTCAATGCCTCCTGCGCCACCACTTACAAGGCTAGTAACACCATCAGCTTGTGTTAAAGCTCCTCCAGCACCACCGGCGCGAGCAGTACCGCTATCAGCACCACCACCACCACCACCACCAGTAACGGCCATAGTGTTGGTTGCAGAATTACCAGCAGTACCAGCGACGACGTCCCCGGCGCCTCCTGCTCCAGAAGAAGCAACAACTGCCATAATCACAACAGACTGTGCTGATCCTCCACCAGTAGCTGAGTTTGTACCGCCAAAACCTAGTCCACCACCACCAAGCGCTACTAAATTGCCCAATGAGCTTGAATTGCCATTGGATCCGGCAATACCATTTGTTGTATTAGTAGTTTGACCTGCGCCTCCACCGCCTCCTGCGCCTATAGTGACCGTTTCTCCTGCAGCATTAAAAGCAGTTGCTGGAGCCCTAAAGTAGGCACGTCCACCTCCAGCTCCACCGCCTCCTCCTCCAGAAGTAGTACTAGTGGCACGCCTTCCAGAGCCTCCACCTGCTCCACTACCCCATATATACACATCAACCCATTTAGTAGATGCGTTGATGGTAAAGGTTCCTGAAGAAGTGAACTTTGTGAGAATGGTGCTGCTGCCAGCTGAAACTGCCTGATACGTAGGAGCCACGCCAGCGCCGTTAGAAGTTAATACCTGACCTGAAGTTCCTGCTGTAGTAGTGACCAACCGAGTTCCATCATAGTAGATAACACCATCGGTGGTGGTCATAGAGGTAGCGTTAGTACCGCCATTAGCAATAGCTAAAGTTCCCCCAAGCGTCTCAGTTGAACCGGCTCCAGCAAAGGTCAATCCAGTTGTTCCTCCTGTAAAGGTGAACGCATTTCCTGTTAAAGCACCGCCACTGTTACCCGTAATACTGATTGAACTTGCAGCAGGAGCGGCCCATACTGGATCTGAACCCGTCACTCCGGTAAGAACTTGTCCTGTGGTTCCAACTGCCGTTGGCGTTATCGCTGATGTTCCTTCTCCAATAAGTACACCGTGGGCTGTAAGTGTTATAGCTCCTGTGCCGCCCTCAGCAACAGGTTGTGGTGATATTCTTTTATATGCCATCAAAACACCTCATAAGCTGAGCCATCAAAAATCACACTTATCGACTCATACGCCGTATTCATCACAAAACTTGTCGCTCCGTCGATATTTACTGCACCACCGACCGTTGTGACGGTTATGTTGCTAGCAGCAGCTGTACCATTTGAGTCTTTGATGTAATAGACTCGACCTGTGGCAGGAGCATTAGGAAGTCGTATAGTGACCGCTCCTCCTGAAGTATTTACTGCAAGAAATTCATCTGTGGTAAGCACTGTGTAAGGCGATGCCGCATTGTTAACTGAAGTAACGGTAAGTGTTGTTGTTCCGGTAGCTGATACAGTTATAGTATTAGCACCTGCTGAGACCGAAATGCCTGTTCCCCCGGTGATAGTAGCAGTCCCAAGCTGATCACTTGCCATCGTTACTACTTTAGCAACTGAGCCAACATTGACCCCGTCTATACCAACAATGAAGGCAGCCGTCTGAGTTCCATTAGTACCAATACGGATCTTAGCGCTTTCACCCAACACGCCCAAAGAGCCAACCAGAATATTATTTGATTCTGCTCCTGCATAATTGCTACCTGCTCCGGTTCCTACGGCAGTATTTCCACTACCACTAAGAAGAGCAGTTAAAGCTGAAGCTCCGAACGCCGTATTTGTTAAGGCTGAGGTTGATGACCCCATAGCATTGGTGCCAACGATGGTATTATTGATACCACCAAGCAATGATGCGCCGGCATTGAAGCCAACAGCTACGTTACCACTAGCGGTAGTAACAGCATTCAGGCTTGATACTCCCAGTCCAGTATTTGCTACCGCAACAGCAGGTGTATGGGTTGTTTTGAAAGCCGTAGCGCCAAGCACAGTATTAAAATCTGAATCGCTAAAAGTAAGAGTTTCAGTCGTTCCTCCACCAGCAAATAGAGCTGTACCATTTGTGGTACCACCGGTGAAGGTGAATGCATTTCCTACTAAAGCACCACCACTATCTCCAGTGATAGAAATCGATGACGCAACGCCTGATCCATCTACTTGTATCTGGTTAGGGCTTACGTTTATAGCGATACCACCAGCACCAGTAATAGTAGCGGTACCAAGCTGATCAGAGACCTCTGTTACTACATTTGCCGTAGACAAATCTACAGCATCAATACCAGCAATAAAACACGTAGTTTGGTTTCCCAAGGAACCAATTCTGGTAACTCCATTTTCTGAGTTCTGTCCTGTATTTCCAATAACTATATTGAATGACTCAGATCCGTTGTAGGCATTTCCTGCATCAAATCCAATAGCAATATTGCTACTTCCGGAGGTAAGAGCTATTAAAGCACTATGCCCAACTGCTGTATTATCTGTTGTACCGGTAGTGAGATTTGAAAGCGAATTTGCTCCTATCGCTACGTTCTCGCTGTTTCCCGTTGTTGCAGAAGCAAGGGCATTGTCTCCGATGGCAACGTTACTGTCACCATCAACAAGATTAGTTCCTGCATTAAATCCAATGAGTACGTTGGCAACAGATGAAGTAATCGAAAGACCAGCATTAAACCCTACCGCAACGTTCTCATCCCCTGTTGTAAGAGGAGGAACTACTCCTAAAAAAAGATTCCTAAGACCAAAATCTAACGTTATCGTACCAGCTGCACCAGCAAATATGGGAGTTGAATTAGCCGTAACAAGATGTATTGCTCCCGTCTGTGCTGGTCCGGTATTACCTGTGATAGAGGTAACGCTACCTGCTGAAGGATTAAAGCCTAAAATACCCGCCTGTGACATAGTTTCTCCTTAACCGTTAGTTCCATACCACACCGATAGATACACAGAACTGACGGTAGGAGCACCTTTCACATAGATACGGGTACCAGCCCCGATATAGGCAGCTCCACCATAGGTAGTCATATTCGCTGTAAGATCGAGCAGGATGAACGATGACGCAGGAACGACAAAGTAGTCGCTGATCCCATCAATACTAAATGTCAGTAGAACGTCGGTGCCGTTATAGATATGCATGATACGAACTGGATAGGTAAAGGGAGTTCCTATACCCGCATAGGTGCCAGATATAGATCCAAAAGCCAATGTCCGTAAGGTATCCGGAACGATACGTATTGCAGAACTAAGTGTTGCCATATCAGTTCCTTAAGGGTTATAAGGTTGATAATAGGCAGACGCAGCTACAATCCCAGCATTGGCGACATTAACCGGAGCTTTGACATAGATAGAAGTTCCTGCCGGTATAAAACAGTTATAATTGCCAGCCTGATTTAAGGATCCGACTGGTAGGTTGAACTGCGTGAGGGTAGGAACAAAATCATGGTCATGTGTTCCATCAAAGCTGACACCCACGTTCGTGTTAGAACCGTTTACGATACGCAGAAAGCTTGCTGGATGAGTCAGAGTCAAAACCAATTGATACGCTCCTGTGAAAGTCGCTGAATCAATAGTTCCTATGACCATTGGCAATAATTTGTTTGAAATAGATGAGCCCATTACTACTCTCCTTTTTCAGAATAGTTAGACGATTACGCTACTTCTACTTCATGCACCACTTGTTCTTGGCGCTCTTTTTCTTGGGCTTTTGCGGTCTTTTCTAGGTCAGCAATAGCCACCTTAAAGTCATCGCAGACACTAATAGCATCTTCCCATTTGGTACCAAGCGGTATCATAAGCTGGTAGCGAATCTTATTTTCGTTTTTATAGATCTCAATACTCACCATACCTAGGTGATAGATTGATGATTTGTTCTCTTCCATGCTTCTTCTCCTTTATAGGTTTGTGGGGGCATATTTCAGCCCCCGATTATTGTTTTATAGAACGTATTGTCCATTCCAGATTGTTCCGTTGAAGAACAGATTGAGTGACGCATAGTTGGCAGCTATGGTCGCCGTAGCCGCTGAAACTCCAGAAACGGATATATTGATACCGTTACCATTGACTGTGATAGCATTAGCGCCTGCGTTTCCTTTGGCATCACAGATGATCAAATATCTTCCTATAGCTGCAGGAACTGCTGGAAGCGTTACGGTAATTGCTGAACCTGTTGTATCCACAGCCAAATACTGATCAGTTCCAAGAAGGACATAAGGTGTTGTTGAAACATTGGTAACTGAAATGTAGATAGCACCCTTTAAAGACAGACCACTTGTTCCTGATTGGATAGTAGTACCTGCGGTTGTGTTCGTGCTACCTATAATCACCGTGTTAGCAACGGCTCCGTTAGCAATATTGACAAACCCAGCTCTTCCGCCAGAAGCCATAAGACTGAAAGTAGGCGCACCTGCCGTCATAACACCGTTTAAGACGTTAACGATACTATTAGCCGCACCATTTCCACTTGCGATATTGATGGTCTGACTACCAGTATTTATCGCATTACCGATATCTATCCGTTGTCCTGCAGTTGATGCACCAACAATGATAGGTCCGGTCATCGTTGCTAATCCGAGTTGAATAAACGCACTACCACTTGTTGAAGTTGCAAGCGTGATGCCATTAACTCCGCCCAAAATCGTTGTTCCTGCTCCACCGGTAGCGCTACCTACAGAAACTGTGTTGGCAGCAGCATCACTTCCGAAACTTATAGAATTACCATTTCCATTGACTGCTACACCACCAGAACCTGAGTTGATAGTGACAGCTGCCGTATTAGATGAGTTTCCGATAGTTACTGCACCATTACCTACTGTTGAAAGATTTGTTGGTCCTGGGTTGACGGTTAGCGACGTGAACACACCTGCACCACCAACAAGATTGATCCAGTTAGCCGAATTACTCACAATGGACGTGAGAATAAAGGCAGCATTGGCCGACTTGTTTATCCATACAGTACCAATCTGAGCAAAATTGGAGGTGGTTGGATTGGCTGATGGAGAGACGATGGGAACGGGAAAGACGTTAATCAACGCCTGGGACAGACCATATGCGGTCTGCGTAAACTGTATAGATGACATACTATCTCCTTTTTAAAAGACTTTTCATCACCAGGTATAACCACGTATATTCAGGGAACAAAAATATTGGTATGGATATATATCGCAGGAGGGATTGGATGGATAAGCGTATAAGAAGTTACCGAAAGAGATTGATACTCAACATAGACCCGGCAATACACCGAGCGCTGGTTGAAGCTGCGCGCATAAAAGAGATCACCATCACCAAGTATGTGTTACAGGCGCTAGCAGAACAGATTGTGAAAGATAAATCGCATGAATAAAGCCCAGGAAAGCGAGGCCGTCCTGGGCTGAAAGAAAAGTGATGAAGTAGTCATTTTCACCACACTAAGGATCTGCAAAAAGACTATACCCGATTTGCGCTCTTAGAGCTACTATTGGAAGAGATTTTCTGTGTGTAATAATACTATTTAAAATCAGCTCTTGACAAGCTTTTTAGATTCCTTACATTGGATTATGGATGTATAAGAGCGTAAGGAACTCGTCCGAATAGTACAGTCAATTATTCTAGACACTTGTCACGTCTATAAGACCTCCTTGCGTTCATATACCATAGAAAGAAAAGTATCGTTCTAACCTAAGGAGTCTCTATGAATATCAAGAGTCTTATTCTTACTGCCCTTTTAGTTCCTTCTTTCTGCCTAGCGCAGACCAAAGAAGAAAAGAAACAACAACTTTCAGCCGATATGAATGCGCTCATCCTGAAGATGGTAGCAGCTGACCACCTCATGATATTAAATCTGTGGAGAGAATATCTCGCCGTAGACAAGGAAGGAGCGGAAAAAGCGCACCAATATTCACTGAAGATATACGAAGAAGCAGAAGCGCTATTAGACCAAATGGAAGAATTACAAAGTCATGAATAAGTACCCATTATCACTCTTAATTATAGTTTCGACAGCAACTATAACAGCAAGCGAAAAAGACAAAAAGGCGTTTGACCTATTGAAGGATAAGTGGGGCGCAGTTACTGCTAACCAGTACAAACAGACCGCAGAAAACGCAAATGAGGCAGTTAAAACTGCAGCAACAGCATTGAGTCCGGAAGTTCTAGGTGAGTCAGGAAAGGCTCTCACCAAAGGCCTTCTGGCTGGATTGGATGATAAAGAACTTGCTGCTAAAGCAGATGCACTAGGAAAGAACTTGGGTGAAGCAGCAGGAGCCGGACTTGTTGTCGGTATGGCTGGGGCAGTAAAGTCAGGATTAGTGGCCGCTCCTGGAGCAATAAAAGCAGGTGCAATTGTCTATGGACCTCCTCTAGCGGCAGGAACAGCGGCAGTAGGATTTACGGGATACATGGGCTATGTAGCGTGGGTATGCCACAGAGAGAACGGTTTCAATAGATGCCTGAGTAGACACTTTGATAACGAGAATGTTAACGAGCGCGGATTTCCAAGGCGCTGCGATTCTCCAGAAAGACGCCTGCGTTATTGGACCAACAGCGTGGCAGAAACATACATAGAACGTTTTAAAGCCATGAAGAAGAGAGGAGTGCGGCCAGAAGGGAAATGGCTTGGCCACCAAGGAATCGAAGATCAGAAAGACGGCAAGTAAGTATTGTATTTAATCACACCTAAGGAACCATATGTCATCAGTTATATCCAGAATTATGATTGCACCAGTTTTGTTCTCAACTCTATTGGGAGCATCCGAGATTAGAAAAGAAAATATATTCCACGACCGAGGAGACGTTGTAACGCACGGAAAGAGTGGGTTCAAGGTAAACGGTCAGAAAGTAAATAGCTTTGATCTGAGTGGAGATTTGAGGGGTGTTTCTTCTAAGAGAGACCTGAAGAATATCTTTGCTACAGGAAAAGCTCTTAGAGTGTCTAGAATAGGCAACAATTATGCTCTTGATACGCAAAGTCGTGTAAAAGGTGGCGGACCTATCTCTGGGTACATAGCTTACTGGGCAACAAAGGCATTGTGCTATGGTGGTCTAGCTGGCGCAGCAGGTGCAGGAATAGCAGCAGGTGCCGCTGTTGTCCTTCCAGCGGGAGCCGTAGGAACTATCGCTGCTAGTAGTATTGGTGCTGCTACCGTAGCAGGAGGAGCAAACGCTGCGGTTGGAATTACTGCTGCAGCTGCTATGGGTACTCCTGGAGCAGTACTAGTCGCAACCGCTGTTGGCAGTAATGTTGCTGCCGCTACAGGCGTTGCTCTGGTAGCTGGAGAAGTTGCTTCAACAGCAGCAGCAACGGGTGGAATTATTGCATCAATAGAAGCGGCATCTTTGACCACAGGCCTATTCTTTAGCAGTATTCCGTTTCTTCCTTAATAGTAAATAATCAGGGTGAGGGTAACTTCTCACCCTCCTTCAAAAGGAGTAGTGATGATACAAGATGTATGGGATATATTCACGAGTAAGTTTCAGCACTATGTTAACATGGGAGCGACATGGAGCTTCTCTTATGGTGTGTTCCATCTCCTACAAGTTAAATGGGGATGGAAGGAAGCAGGATGCGTATTTGGAGCCCACGGATTAGGGGGATTCCTCATAAGCATCAGCATATTTATTATATTGTCATCGATTCTTAGTACGTATCAAGAGTACAAGAAAGAGAAAACTTCTTAAGAGGTCTTGATAAAACTAGACACTGCTTACTAGGGGAGGCCAAGTGATGGCTTGCCTCCCCGCTAACAAAGGAATAACTATGAAATGGTATTGGCGAATCGTCAGAATATGGCTGACAGTCTTCTTTGCAGTCGTACTCTTAGCCAGACTTGCGATTATATTTGACAAATGGCTCTGGGATAGAGACTTAACTTCCGATTAAACCCCACCGTGTCCAAGAATTGATCCAGCCGCTTTCAATAAGGTTCCAGGAAATCCAACCACACTTCCAAGTACTGAACCAAGCGCTGTTGCTAGTTTAGGTGAAGAGCGTGGAACAGGTTTTTCTAGATCAGCTTTGAACTTCTGCGATATCTTATCCAGTTTAGAATCTATCCTATCATCAATCTGTTCTGTCAGATCGTACGGCGGAATGCCTTCGTTCTCTTTGGTGACCTCTTTGAGGGCCTCAGCATATGCCAAGTTTCCTCGTTGAAGGTATTTGAGATTGGCAATAACCCGCTTTCTGCCTTCAGGACTTTGAGAAAGAGAAGGAATAGTCTTTAGGAACTGTTCTATTTCATAGTTACTTACACGAGATCCAAAGACACTCTTGGCATCACGCAAGAATCCTGCAGCCAATTTTTGAAACTCTTCGCTTTCTGGGTTCATTAAGGCAGGAATATCAATACCAGACCGCTTTAGAAATTCCACATAGCCAGGAGTATCCAGCTTTCCTGTCTTTTCTAATTCTTCGAGCCTATCAAGATCATGAAGTTGCTGACGAGCAGATTTAGCCTTATCAGCAATCTCTTTTCTTTCTGTGGCAGTAATCTTAAACCGTTCAGCCTTCTCTTTTTGTGCCAGTTTTCGTTCTTCCCGCTCTTCTTGTCTGCGTTTTCTCTTTTCTTCTGGAGAAGTGAAGATATCAGAAACAAGATTGGCTTGGTTGGAAGCAGCGCCTTTAGGAAGTCCTGTTTCAACAGGAGCAGATGCGGGCTGTACAGGGGTTTTACCTAATGCCTGAGCAATCAATGGACTAACCTGGTTCAAGCCTTGTTGGTTTGGATTGGATAATAGTTCAGATAGGTTTTGGATACCGGGTTGGTTAGCCTGCTGAGGTTGGATATGTTGAGCAGCTTGAGGCCCCAGGGCTTGTCCCAACTGCATCAATGATCCTAAATTTTGTAGCGGATACTTGCGTTCTTCTGGAGAAAGAGCGGCTAAGAAATCGGCAATCTCAGAAGTAACGCCGGGAAGCTTCTGAAAAGCTTGGCTTGCCTGTTGCATCTGCTGTTTTTGCACGAGTTGATTCAGCTTCATGTTAGCAAGCGACTGCAAGGTAGATCCAAGGCCTTGACCAAGACCTGTTCCAAACTGCTCTCCAAATCCAGGATGATCTTGTAATACTGAAGGAAGTGCCATGATCTCTCCTTATAAGAGTCCTAAATATTTGAGTGAAGCAAGCGAACCGAACGACCCTAATCCTTGCCCAAGCGCTCCCCCTGCAGATCCAAAGAGGCCCGATTTACCAGGTACATAAGAGCTTTCAAACTGAGGCATAAGAGCAAGGCGTAGAAGATTAAGAAGATAGCTCTGATCCAACTGCTGTTGTTGCTGTCCAAATTGAGCCCCCATTCCTGCCAATTCACTTTCCAATCCAGCACCAGCCTGCCCTAACGCTCCTTGAAAGGCAGAAGAGTTTTGTCCTCCACCAAGAGCGGTGAAACGTTCTGCAAGGGAGGGAATGGTTTGGGTATTGAACTGATTACGAGCGTTCTGAGCAATAGGAGCAAACGCTTGCTGATACTGCTGCGGCCCCTGCATTCCTGGTTGGAGCATCTGCATAAGGTTCTGTATGTTCAGACCTTGAAGCTGCTGCTGTTGTGGATTGAGCAGTGGCGATAAGGCAAGTTGACCCTGACTTCCAAAGAGGCCCTCTTTAATTTTTGTGCCAAACCCTTTTTTCTGTTGAGCAAACGGCATCATGGTTGGCATCATCATCTGTGCCGGTAGGTTATTATTGACTGCCATACTTATTCTCCCTTTTTAATTTTGTAAATATTCTAAAACAATATACGTCGTTGTATAGGCAGAATAGTTGGCGCCAGTTATCACGTTTACGTTTGTCGTGTCTACATTCACCTCTATATTATGGGCTACATCTGTGGCAGAAACAAAGGGCAATGGAATGTATGACGTCGATGGGTCTGTTGCAGCTCCGTAGATCCTGGTGAACGTGGTAGAGGAAGTACAGGTTATGTGGTGTGGCACACTCTTGGTAGCAGCGTTAGGAAGAGCCCCAAAGTTGATAACGGTCCTGTAGACAGTTCGGAACTCGGGTGTCTGTGCCGTGCCAGAATTCAGGGCTGGATTTGCAAAATATTGATTCGATGTCACAAACTCTTGCAGATTATTGTAGATGCCTGTCTCTTTGGTATTAACCGCCAGATTGATACGGTTCACAATAAGCGCCAAGCGGACAATAAGTTCCTTAAATTGATCGCTTTTGGGATCAGTGGAGGATAATTCAGCTATTACCTGCCAGATCTCGGTCGAAGGAACAAATTCACCAAGATACTGAAATAGATTATCTGCTGCCATTACTGCAACCTATCGCTTGATTTGTTGGTATGAAGTATGAGACCATCAAGTTCAAAGTCTGAGAACGCTATAGCAAGCGTGGTGATTTGGGTTGGATTCATATACATAAGGATTTGGATGCATTCTCCGGTGGTTTGGAAATAGAGAGGATGCCAAAGTCTGTTTTGGACCTGCTCTAATGGATAATAGAGTGGATCATATGGTCGAGTCTCCAATACTCCTGTTCCCATGTTAGCGCCGGTTCCTAGTGGCCCTCCTGCATTCAACATAGACAGATCGGTAGCTGACGGGAAATAGTCCACCGTCATTTCACCGCTTGTGGTCTTTTCTAAACCGAAATCTATCCTTTGCAGGAATACGTTACGGCCTTCTGCAAGATAAGGATTCCACTGCTTAGAGGCTATGCTGATATTAGAAACACGAGAAACGGTTCCTCCTCCAGTATAGGTTCCTGTAAGGGTAACTGACGGTATAACAAACTCGTTCTGTTTATCGGTACCTAAGGCATAGACAGGAAAGATGTTATTCGGATACAAAGATGCAGGAATGCTGGTCAGAGTAGCCCCTTGGAAGTTCTCCAAGATAACATAGTCTCCATCTGTCGGATCGCTCGAGTTAACAGGAGCAAGCGTATGGTCAATACAGGTCACGATAACGTTACTGCCTGATTGAGCCATATTGGTGATCTGCATAGCGCGAGCATTTCTGCTTTCATCAGGGTCACAGATGAATGTGTATCCTTGTTGGTTACCTGCAATAACCTGACGGAAGTTGGCATCAAGTGAGCCGCTTTGCCACTGCATGCCGGCTTCTTGCCACGTAAGCGTTGTTGCAGCCCACGTTATAGAGTTGTTCTGATCCTGCTGCTCAAAGTACCCAAAGGCAGTAATACAGTCAGTATTGAGTGCCCATGAATCGTTTCGGTAGTTGTATACAAGGATCTGAGTAGGGTAGACTGAAGCTCCAGAGGCTGCTTCTTCATCAGTTGCAGGAAACGTCCAGTAAACCAACTCGGTAAAGTAGTCTCTAATGCCATAGACGCGCTGTACGCCAAGATTTCTGTTTTGGATGTTGAATACCTGATCGGGAATTTTCGTGTCTATACGTTCAACGTTGGAGCCTGAGCATGCATGTACTCCTGTGGTGCCCATGGTCAGGATAACCGTATCAAACGGAACTGTTGAGAACTGAGCTTCTGATCCAAGTTCTGTGTTAATCTTTTGCCACACAAAAGGGATCACGTAGTTACCTGTGTAGGCTAATTCCCAGGTGCTGCGCTCAAAGTAGACAACGAGTCGGTCTTTTATAAATTCTGCACTAATAATCTGTTCTTCAGTGGTCGCATCAATAAATCCTGCGCCTGCACCGTTTAAGGTTCCATCGGTAGTATTCGGTTCGTACCAGGCGTTTGCTGCAAAGGGAGAACCATTCCAAGAATATCTACAGCGGTTAGTATAGGCCGTATTGGTTCCTAAGCCACCGCCATTATCGTTTTCTATGGTGCTTAAAAGAAGCAGCCTATTCTTGAACGATACGATAAGGCGCGAAGTGACGACGAACGGTCCTGTTGTTGGCGCTCCTGTAGGAGCAAAATAGAACTTAGCAGTAGTCCAGGTAGATCCATTCTGGGTATACCAGATAGGGTCATCGGTAGCTGTTCCAGCACCGTTTGGATTGACGACATGGTAATTGGTTATAAAAAGGCTTGGAACGCCGCCTGGAGAAACGTTTCTATAGTTGTCTGTCCATACAAAATTTATGTTAGTACCATGAAGCAGTACTGTACCAGATCTCTGCCATGCTCCACCAGTAAATATATAGGCAAACTGAGTATCAAAGCCATAAGAAGGCTGATTATTGATGGGTCCGTTTTCATAATTGCATAATCCCATGACCGGTTCGCCAGGGTAGAAATAGATAGGTGTTCCGGCGGCTAAACCAGTAGCTGCTAAAGCGAAAGCTCCTGTAACGGTGCTATACGTACCGGTTCCTGGACCGGTTGCGAGCATTGCAGCAGGATTACCCGTCTGATAGACCGTAAAGATCTGATCTCCTGCTGAAAACATCTGTCCTACTTTAAAGACTGCTCCTGGAACAGGACTAACCGGAGCTCCTATGGTTCCTACTTGTATTCTAAAACGAGAGAAGAGTGGTTCCGTGACAGCACTATCCCATCCGGTTCCCATAAGACGTTCACCAAACCGTTTCCTTACACGACCACGAAACACGTATGCATTCTGTAACTGCTCAAAGGCATCATCACTGATGAGGAAAGGGCGCAGGTTCTGTTGCAAACCGGTCTGTAGAGGTCCTATAAAAAAACGATCGAACGGCATGTTAGTTCCCTATAGCTAAGAATTGAAACCCTACAGGTCCAAAGGCTCCAGTTGATGTTCTATGTGAGCCGTACACCGTGAACTGTGTCCAAGGGGCTAAGAAGTTATTTAACCTCACAAATCCATCACCATCAGAAGCATTAACATAGGCCGTAGTAAGTATGATGGTAAATATATTGCTGAATGCCGGTATAGTTGCTCCTGCAGGAAAAGTTATTGTACTCAATCCTGTTGCGCTACTGTTTCCCCACTTAAGAAGAACTCCTGAAGGAAGATAGGCCCATCCTGGGCTTCCCGCTACCTGTTGTGATTCAGTCAGCGGAACGGTTCCTCCAGTAGAGTTAATGAGATACAACTCATCTTTGGCTGTCTTAGTAGAAAGAGCATTATAAAGCCCTATTTCTCCTGCATTGATGGCAGGAGCAGCGCCCTGAACAGGAAAGGTTACGAACTTATGTTTTCCCTGATCCGCAGATGCAAAATCTACGTGGTTCACATCAATAAGCGTTTGAATAGCTGCAAAGTTATTAAGAATATCTGACTGTGATTGTGACAATGCATCAGTCGGTTGAGGAATATTATTCTGATACGCCATTACTTTCTCCGATAATACATAACTGTTCCTATAAAACCGACCACGACCGTAATCAGCAGAACACTGAACACAAAAATGCAGAGTTCCTGCTGTTTACACATGACCTCCTGCCTATTATTGAGTGCGTGCAGGATACTAAATAGACCGAACAATAGTTCATCTCTGTCCATTAGAACGGTCCTCCTGACCAACCCCAGAATCCAGATCCTGAATAGCCAGTAGTCTGTTCGGTATAGATGGTAGCAGTTCGTTCGTTGGTGTTCTGTACAATAGTTCTACGCAGGCATAACTGCTCCTGCTTTTGGTATTCAGGTAGGATCAAAGCCACACTGTCCAAGTCCATGCGGTCTTCAAATATCTTCTTTGCTGCGCCATAAGCGATATACTGCCACCATTCTTCAAGTTGAGGAGTCTGGTTGGTAGCCATCAAAAACGTAGGACGCATATAGGCTTCAAACTGTATCCTATACGGTTGATCAGGTACCGGACGTACAAAGAACGTATTGTCATAGAACAATAGTGCTTGAGGTAACGACAGGACCTGGAATACCGTTTGAGAATTGATTGGTTGGCCAGCTCCAGGCGCTGTCGTAAAGTTGATATTAAATTGTCCCGTATTGTAGTTAATATATCCAGTTCCTGGCAACAGAGGCCCTAGGAAAGGAACAGTTGGAGGAGTAGCTAAGGCAGCTTGGTATAATGAACTATTAGGGTCGTACAGGTTACCAATCTCGGTATTGTTACCTGTTAAGGTACTGACTACTGGTACATCAACAAGAGTGACACCCAGACCATTAGAATCTATGGAATCAAAAAGCACTTCCCATTGGAGAATGCCGGCAGCTTGGTTGGATTGGCCTGGAACTAAACTAGATTGGGCCGTATTAACTACACCACTAAATATCGTGGAAACACCATTTCCGGTAGCTCCTGTTGCAGCAATGCTATTCGTCTTTGGATAGATGCCAAAAAACTGCTCTCGTGATTGGGTGAAAAACGAGTTATAGCCTGCCATATACACAGGGGAATGGATGGATATAAAATTGTTCTGGAAGTTATAGAGTGGATTGGTTATCACTCCGGCAAAGGAGACTTCGTCTGTTGGATAACGATCTTGGCCTGGATTGGTATAAAACGTATAGGTGGTCCGGTTATTGAACATCCGGAGATGCTCAGGGAAATCATAGACCACAAACGTATTAATATAATTCTGTAAGTCACTATCACTCAACTGAGAGGTAGAAGGACTTCTGGTAAGCCGTCTAACCTTGGTCTGTATCGCCTGCAAAGTAGCAGAAGGCGCAGTTATAGCCATTACTTACATCTCCTTTTTTAAAAGATGTTTATGTTGGATTCAGGGCATTCACTACGGCTGCGGTCAGTATGCTGTTGTCCTCACCAATAGGAACCACTTGGGAATCATTATAGGCTGGTGGCCACACGGAAGGAACAGTAAATGTATCGTAATAGGTCGTGTTGATATCGATGGTGAAAGTCGTTGGTGTTGGCACTGAAAGAATCGTTCCCACCTTCTGGTTTGCCTGCAGCATTCCTCCTGTTGAAGCTATGTCCAGACGAACAATAGTTCCTACCAGATAGCCATGATCAACCGTGGTAGTGACCGTTGCTACGGGAGCATTAGTGATGCCGGCTATCACACGCATAGCCGGCTTATACACTGGGTTCCTAAAAGAATAAGACGGGACATAGGCTGTCATCTTATCCTCCAACACCATATTCTATGGTAGCAAGAGGAGTTCCTTCAGGAGTAAGGTCGTCGATATCTACAAACTCCAAGCTCTGAAATCCAAATCTGCGGTGCTTGGTTCCAATAACGGCTATGGATTTGCCGTACTCGTCAACGACATGCTTGTGTTCTGGATACCATCCGTTTTTGTTCAAGTGTTTGGCAACGCCAAGAGGGATGGAGTAGACTTTACCATCTTCAAAATCAAAACGCTCAGTGGAATCGCCTTTATAAATAGGACCGTATACAAAAGAAAAAGTTCCTCCCGGTACTTCGTAGTACTTGAAGATGCCTCTAACTTTCTCTTTGTCTTTTTCTCGTGCGTGTTGGGCATTGATGTTCGTTTTTTTTTCAGCAGCCTTTTTGGCTGATGTACTTGTTTCTGTTTCTGCTATCATTTCACTTCCTTTTTTTTCTGTTATAATGAAACGCGCTTCATGAGACCATTCGTTAGGGGTGGGAAAGGCAGTGGATAAGTAGCGAGCCAAAAGCCAGCCAAATCTCCACTGCCATTTTTATTACAGTCCGCCGTAGGTAGATTTACCAGCAAGCCAATACATAGTATCGCCTGTAGCTACGTTACCAGCGCTCCAAGAAATAGAACCTGAAGGCCCTAAGACTGGGGTAGTAAGCACCGTACCATTGCCACCATTTCCAAGAATCATTCCAAGGAAACCTGTGTTGACTGTAGAGTCAGCAAGTATCTGTGTATTGGTATTGTAGATTTGTACTCCACCAATAGTTGGAACTTGAGCTGAAACTGAAGACAACGATGTCGCTGTATCTTCACCTACAGGGTTAACTTGAGGGAATGAGCTTGGTTGTTGTGCAATAGTTGGATACGTAAATGCAGTGAATCCAGTCGTGTTAATATTGACGGTAAAGTTATAATCATCAACAACAGACAGGATTATTGCAGGCTGATAGTTATTCTGTGTAGTACCATTCAACTGCACCATTCCAGAGACATCAGGAATGCGGAAGCGTACTTCTTGGCCAACGGTAAATCCGTGAGGCATTGAAGTAGATACCTGTGCATTCACTGCTTGTGTGATGTTCACCACAACACGAGATCGTGGATAGAAGAGTGGATTGTAGTTCACAATTCTATAGAATCCAGCACCACCAACTGCTCCAGGAGCTGTTGCCAATGGGTTGGTTGCTGTCATCAAAGTAAAGCTTGTGTTTGCCACAACAGCACCGACTACGAAATCAACACCATTGATGTCATTTTGGGCAGTATTGCTTAAACGAACAATGCTTCCTACTGCTAATCCAGCAGTGTTTGCTGTACTTACAACCGGCCTTGTTGCGTTTGTTGAAGCAGTTGTTGCTACTGCTGTACCAAGCAATGGAAGTGCATTTTGGTCTTGTCCAGATGGATCATAGAGTGTAAATGCCCCAGATACAAAAGTGTCACCGCTGACAGCTTGAGATCCGTTTGCGTAGTATCTCACCATCCCTGTGCCAGGAGCCATGCCGCGCTGCCAATAGAACTCTACGCCGACAAATGAGTTGGCAGTTCCATTGAAGTAAGCACCGCTTGAACCAGCTGCGCCAGATTTGGTGTAGTTACGTACTGAAATCCAGTCAACACCAGAAGGTATAACAATAACCGCTGCGTTGGCTTGACCAATAGTCGCGTTTCCTGGGTTGGGATTTGCAAGTCCTAAGGAAGAGGCAACAAATGTACCTTGTCCTATAATAGTTCCGTCCATGAATTCTCCTTAACTTGCTAGAGTTGCACGAAGGTTGATGACCCATAGGTCATTTGTAATACGTGGGACCTCAGCAAACTTGTAGCCAACAGAAGCGTTAAGCGCCAATGGGCCATCATATATTGGTGGTCGATAGATAAAGCTTGCGCTGTATCCGTCTTGCTCTATGCATGCATATGCTTCCATACCTACACAGAAGATGTTGTAGACCGTGTTGCCTAAGCTAGAAGAGTTAGCAACTTGTGATCCGATTGAGGATATGAGGAAACGTAGGTTGCCTGCTGCACCCCATTCTGAGCGAAGAGCGTTCATAGGAGCTGGATACTGGTTCTTTTGTACAAAGCCAGCGATGTTATCCAAGTTTCCTGTAAGGTTAGTGCTGCAAAGAGCAAAGTAAGCATCACGTACAGGAGCTGTACCGAACTTATCTTCACCTTCGATGTTGTCCATGATGGTGTATGCGTTGTTGTTCAACAAGGCACGAACCACGGTATCAACGTCTGAGCGGGTTATTTCCGTGGGGACGTCGCCATCGACTCCGCCAACACAGTTAATGAAGGATGCGGTAGCAGCCAACATATCACGGGTTAATTGGTCTTCTGTTTGACGAAGAGACACGCCAAGACGTGCTGCACATTCGTTTAATACAGGATCTTGATTTTGACTAATAGAAACTTAATTCTATTATTCTGTTACTTTTATGACCAATATAATTGGCGGTAGGTCTTGTTATTCCCTACTCCCAGTCTTTCGAAAGGGTTCAGACTATCGCATATACCATTACTGGTATCCAAAGGGCTTAGTCGTTGCGGCTGTCCATCCGTTATGTTATTCTGTATTGTAGTGTTACATTCATTAACAACGGAGTCGTCATGAACGAACGATTGCAATACAAACGTAAAGAATACAAAACAACTGATCTTGCTTATTTGGCCGGTATAATAGACGGAGAAGGTAGTATCTATATTGGAAACTTTAGCTGTAATCCACACACCAAACTTCCATATTATCAAACCAGCATGCAGGTCACCAATACTGATGAAGCCCTTATTAGATGGCTTCAAGAAACTTTTGGTGGCCTTGTTAATGGCAAGTCTAAAGAGAATACCGATCGTCCCCGAAGAACAGCCTTTGTTTGGACTGCTACCGGAGAAAGACTCACGCATTTGTGTGAGCTCTTGATGCCGTATCTTATCTGTAAGAAGCGACAAGCAGAAATCATGCTCAAAATGCGCGCCACATTTACCAAAAATGGTGCCACAAAAGGTCGCCAAGGAGTTCCAATACTTCCTGAAGAAGTCAGAATTCTTAGGCAAACTCTTATGGACGAAATGCGCGGTCTCCATATTCGTATTCATTCCTATAAAAATCACGGACACTTGCCTCGGGTTGCCATGCCTCCATTGCTAGAAGAGGTTTAGGTTTTCCCAGTAATCACCTTCGGTTTATTCACGCCTCAAAACCAAGCGTGACCTGCTCATTCAATTGGACATAGGTACCATAGAAACTAATCTTAGCGTCAATATCCACTGCAGTAAGGTTTTGTGCAGGGGGAGTAACGCCTGAGTTTCCTAGTGGAACCATAGCTGTATTTAACGCGTTATACCGTCTCATACGTAAAGTTGTACCACCATTGCGTGGCATATTTTTACGCATTGCTGGGATCTTATGAATCATATTGGGGACTGGTACGCTCAGAAGTTTATAACTGAAACTTTGCTGCACTGGTGCAGGTAGCGTACTAGTAGTAGTGATTGCCATAGCAATCTCCTTTTTAAAAGACACTACTAATGTTTAAGAGAGGGCGATTCTCACATACGCCTGGGTTGGCGAGTCCCGTACGCCGATTCCATTTCGCTCTTGGCCAAAAAGCTACTTAGGATAGAGGTGGAGATGCGAGCTCCGATACGCAGTAAGATCAGAATAATAGAAGAAAATTGTGGGAACAAAAAGATTATTTTGTCACGGTACCGCACCCAACCGTGACACAAAAGACTATCCTCACCTACCGGAAGCGTAACCGGTAAGTGAGGAGGAGCTAGAAGATGAGGGAGTAAGCAGTAACTTAATATCTATTCTTCATGGCTTGGAACATCTCTTGTCGAAGCTGTTTAGCCAGATCATCCGTAAGACCATCAGCGAATGCGTTGGCACGAGATAACGGTGTATCCCCTTGTGTTGGGGCAATGCTGGTTAGTGGTCGTGGTTTAACTGAATTCTGAGCAGCAATCACCTTATCCTTCTGAAAATCATCGGTATAGATGCCAAGGTTCTTGATAACCGTATACGCGGTAACGGCCTTACTATACAAGTCTTGAGAATCTCCAATAGTTTTAGCAACATCAGGATACATCTCCGAGAGAGAGGCAATATTGGACGCAGAGACAACTTTATCAAAGTCTGGGTATTGATGCTTTAAGCGAGCTTCTGTGCTCCAGGATTGCGTCTGTTGTTTGCTCTGAGTGATCTGCTCTTCAAGGTTACGGATCTTTTTCTGTAATTTGGTTAAGTGCTTACCCTCTACCAAATCATCAGCACCAATAGAAAGGTCTTCTGTCTCTTGGCTGGCTTGGGTTTGGTTTTGGATTGGTTTTTGTTGATAGGACTGGAGTTGGCGCATTAATTCTTCGCGCTCAGCCTCTGCCTTACGAGCACGTTCACGCAACAGAGCCATATTCTCTTCTTTGGAATAGGCGCTTGGCTTGGGAGCTGGGGCTGGTGCTGGTTCAGGTTGAGCGGCTTCAACTGTCTCCTGTTCTTGAGCTTCTTGCTCAACTACCGGCTCTTCTACCGGTGCATCTGGCACAACACCGAAATTCTTCTGCGCTTCTTTATTCATAAGGTCTATTTGCTGCTGCGACACGGGCGGCAGGGAATGCATTGACATACTGCTCCTTTTTTAAAAAGCTATGCTTCTAGTAGTGGAGAATGCTCCATCTCCTGGTTCAATTTCTTTGCAAGTTTGAAGAGGGTCCCATCTGAGAACGACAAAACAAATCCAAGGAGCACCCTTTCTTCTGGAGCTACCTGTAAGGCGTTCAGGGTCAGATGTTCACAAGTATCCTTGGAAGGGATAACCCACAGAAACTCAATCTCTTCAAATGAGGATTCGTAACGGTAGACTGTTTGATCCCAGTCCGGGGTAGGACAACTCGTCCTGGAAAAAAAGTAGTTACGAAAGACGTTGGGCATCAGCCGCTCACGCTTGGTAATCACTACCACGTAAAAACTCTTTCCGTGCATCTTCTTGCCGGTTTCGATACAAGACATCAGATTAGCTTCATAATCCGTATGCATCTCCCGTTCAAGTTCGATAGGAGAACGTGTCGGAGACTCCTGTAGAAGGAGTTCCGACGATAGCTTTCCTACTGTCTCCCTTTTTTCTTCCATGCTTCACTCTCCTTTTTATTTCTTCTTCTTAGAGCCCTTTTTCTTAGGCTTTACTTCTTCTCCAGCCTTACGGGCTTCTGAAAGAGCGATAGCAACGGCCTGTTTGCGAGATTTCACTTCAGGTCCTTTTTTAGAGCCAGAGTGAAGTTCGCCTTCTTTGTACTCGTGCATCACTTTTTCAACTTTGTCTTCTTTCTTGGCACGTTTAACCATCTTTTTGACCACGCGTCCTGCTTTTTTACCAGCACGCTTCATCTTTTTTGTTGCCATTATCTCTCCTTTTTATGAAGGGACGTCCCGAAGGACGCCCCGTTTTAATTGTTATTAGCACATACCAGAATCACATGGCTTTGGCGCACCAGGAACTGGTGGTACCAACGGCTGACATGGATTAGTTACCGCACTACAAGGGATATTTACCAGCGGACATACTTTACAAGCGGTGCCTGTAGAGCTGCTAGAAAGAGCTGACATGAATATGATCTTGAATAGAGAGTTACCGTCTTCTATACCAGCACCTACAATATCTACGGTTCCTGTTACAGCAACGCCATTTCCGCCCAAGATGTCATACTTCATGGTAACCACATCACCTTGTTGTAAAGTGATCAAGCTACTCAGAATTACTCTTTGATCATTAAGGAAGCTTAAGAACGGCGAGAATGATTCTCGAACCAAGATAGCGTTTACGTATATCTCAACATTAGCTATAGGGGTTCCCAAGATTGGACCATTAGTAGGCTGAACATTGGTTACATTGACCTTAAACGTCATCATGTAGTAACCAGCGGAAGGAGCTGTATAGCTCGTGTTAGGAGAAAGAGAGACGTTGTTATTAGGGTCATCGACTATGTTATTAAAGTTTAAGAAGGATCCTAAGGTGTAAGTCGTGTTTGTGCTGTAATTGACTGTCGCTCTAAACTTTGTGAACGGTTGCAGATTACTCACGGTGAGATCATCAACACAAAGCTTGTTAATGGTTCCTTCCTTTACACACAGGCTATTAGCACCGAGCATGTCTGCTGATACTTGAGATGCCTGGAGAGCAACGGGAACACAAAGGTTATTAATGACTGCGCTTTCAGCATTGAGGTTCTTTGCTGAAACGAGTTGAGAACAGATATTATCAGCTACTATTTGTTGAAGTTTACCGCAATCTGCTTTTAAGCATTTTGCACAGATACAATCAACATTCATACAATTAGAAGAACATAACGACGCCATTAGGCACCTCTTAGTAATACGGGAAACTCTCAAATAACAACCAGCACTCAACCCTCCCTTTTTAGTTGTTTCTCTTTACACATGAAACCATTGCACCGAGAATGAAGATCCATCAGGAGACAAAGCAGAGACAATCGACTTTTTAGTTCCGTCTGGAGCAACCATATTCATGGCCTCATGGGACCATGCAGGGTTATTAATTACGCCCACAATACCTGTTATCTCAGCTGAACATTCTGACATATAAATCTTTCCAAAATCTGACAACGGAAGCGTCTGATTAAGCCAAGGAGCTTCCACTATCCACTCAGCACAGACGCGTTCAAGAATAGCAGGGCTAATACGAGGAATAACGCTGTATACCTTCTTGGTATGGTTCATAATCTCTAGTATGAAAAGACCATTAGCGATAGGAATAACGCCGTTTAAGGTGCTATAACTGACTGAAGCCGTGATAAAGTCACCAACTTCAACAGGGAATCCTACAATCTCATTACTTCCGGCAGGAAACATCTCATACCATGCATAATGTGTCTCGTATCCATCGGTCCAATCATGCTCGGTACCAAGCTGTTCTACAGAATAGCTGCCAGCTCCGTCTATACCGACCCATATTGAACAGGAAGTATTCACGGTTGCTGCAACTATGTTAGGAACTACCCATGATCCAGTCACTTGGGTAACGGTGTAGAATGTAGGCCTTAAAAGATTGGGAGCTGCGACATACCCGCTCCAGTTGCCACTACTTACGGTGGTGTCAAGATGGCTACGAGAAGCTCTGATACGCGGCTTTAGATCGCAAGAAAGGTGGGTATACCCTTCATGACAATCAACAACGAAACCCAGCAAGAGAAGAATGACTAAAAAGATCATAGGTCTCCTTCAGTGTCGAATAATTGGTTGGTTGCAAACCCGTATGAGTTCAATGAACGCCTTGGATATTCGGTGTGGATTGGTGTTCCAGAAAGATTGGCCATGGCTCTGGTGTCTTCTTTGACCATGCCGCCTTCAGCCATTTCAATACGACGTCTTGGATCTACGCCTCTCCAGAAATAATCTGAAACTTGTTGTGCTCTTTGGAAAGAAAGTTCGTCCGTACGACGCTCATATTTTCCCATAGTGCCATATTCCTGCTCAGATCCTGGACGGGACATAGCTTTTCTGTTTTTCATTGCTTTCCTTTCAACCCGTGACATTTTGTCACGACCTGGATAGATCAGCAAGGGGAGGGACAGGTATGTATTACGATCATTCCCTCCCCCTACCGAATGTCTTAACGGACGCGAACTGTCTCTTCAAACAACAGGCGTTGATTAACACGCTTTTGTTGTTTAGTACGCTTAGATTGTATGTTGGCAGGCACTCCTAATATCGCGTAGGCAATTCTTTTTGCCCTACCTGACATTCTTGGAATAACTGGCATCATTACACCTTTTTCGGATAGAAGTTCATTGCGCGTTTACCATCGTCATAGTCCATTTGGCGATCAACACCTGCAATAGTGTCATCAAGCCCTTCTGGCATGTATGGTCCGGGTTTTGGATATTCTTTGATCATCACGTTTTGAGGCAAGTTGGCAATTGCTCGGTGATCTTCATGGATCATGCCAGCATCTTCCATCTCTTGGCGTCTGCGTGGTTCCATTCCTGCATACGGCTCATACCCTACTTTGAAGCTGTGCGGTTCTGCACCACGACGAGCTTTTTTGTAGTGTTCTGAATCCCCTTTGCCACCATGAGACTCATTAAGGCTTATGCTGCCTCCGCCATCACCACGGTGAAATCTTTTCTTTGCCATTATCGTTCCTTTTTTGGTAGAAACTGTCACGCCATAGCCTTGTGCGACGGCGGACAACGTTATACGTCTAACTACCTGAAACAGAACCATTCTGCTCAGGGCGTATTTCTCTCACATTTTGACTAACATTAGCCTGGGAACCAACTGTTTCTTTCTCCTTCAAAAGATGGGAAAGACTCACGAGTTTCTCAACGTGTGCTAGATCAATTCCTTCAATCTCTTTGAGCGCTTTGACCAAGTTGAGTAGACCAATCTCTTGATCCTTCACTGCAGCCGCACGACGTTCAACGGCAAGCGCCTGATTCTCTTGTACCCGACTCGTACGTTCAACACCAAGTCCACGATCAGCCTCAGCCCGAGCTTGTGCAAGTTCTGTACGAGCTGCCTGCTCTTGAAGAGCTGCCTGCATCTGTTGCTGTTGCATCTCAGCCTGTTGTTGTTGAGCCTTCTGCATGTTCTCGATGATACGTTTCTTATTCTGCACAGTAGAGACTTCAAGAAGATCTTCGCTAGTGATAGCAACGCCCGCTTCACGAAGCATGAGCATCTGCGCCATCTGCATCTGTTGTTGGGTAGAAGTATTAAGACCTTCTTCAACGACAGCGTGGTATTTTCCAAACGCCTTGGAGTAAAACTGTGGCTGTGGTTCTTCACCTTCAAGAATCTTTTTCACTTTGCCTGGCACGAAATTAGCCTGTATCAGATCGATCATTTTACGACCCAGCAGCTTTTGTGACTTATCTAGAAGATCAAAGACGCATTGCAGCGTGGTAGTAGAAGCTGATTGTTTAAGCATAGAGTGATAGCCGGAAAGCGTGTCTTTGTTATCAAAGCCAAGAAGCTCATCAGATACGCCTGCAACCTCTTGGATCTCTTTGGCTAAAAGTTCAGACAATTGGATCATGGATGGTGGAATCTGTGGTGCTTCTATCTTGATCACATCGGTCATGTTGGCATCAGACTTGAGCGCAAGCCCTTTACCCTGTCCTGAAAGGAATACATCTCGAGGATTCACGAGAGCATTCTCTTTGTATATGTAGCCACTATTGATCTGTGACTCTAGGATATCGAGTTCAACAATACGTCTACGGTTGTAGAGATATTGAGCATCACGCAATCCACGAACCATCCCTTGGACACGGAATGGCCAGTATGGACTTTCTGGATGATAATACGTGAGTACTGGAACGAATGGATAAGAGTCTATACCTATTGGCTGTGGACCATCAAACATAACTTTGTTTTGGACAACGATTGCAAGACGGACGGTTGGAATCTCTTGGTCTATAACCGTAACGGATGGATAGGTTTGGAGGAACTTCTTCAAGCGCTCATCGTTGGTGCTCTTCCATTCCATGGTCTCACCGGTTTGGGTATCGACCAGCATCTTTTGGGTTCTATAATCACGGTAATAATATTCGTCATACGTAAGAAGATTCTTGAGTCCGTAATTGTAAGATTCTGGCATGTACTGGAACTTACCGTCACGGTTATCATGCCCCCATAAAGAAAGGATCTCGTCAGTGTATTCAGGAAGAAGAGCGATGCATTCACGCTTGGTTAGATAAGAACGTTTCCAGATATAGTTGCAGTCCGACATATCCTGCTTGCGCATATAGGGATCGACAAGGAAAGAGTTATAGGCGCAGTTATCAACTTTGATATTGCCGGATATAGGATCTTCACGGTAATCCATCCAGACCTGCAAGAAGTTCATACCGGTGATAAGTGAACCCTGGAATGCTTCTGAGATGGTGTCTAGAACGCCTTCCTGATTGTTAATCCACATAAGTATCTTGGTGAACTGGTCAGCTGTCTGCGCATCTCCATTTTCAACCGGGGTACAGACGGTGGATTTACGATTTCGGCGCTGATGTCCAGAAACCATGTCGACAACCCGGCGAATTCTATTGAAATTGAAGTTCCTACGTCGATTGGCAGGCAGGTTCCCATAAAGATCGTTCCACATGGTCTGATCGCCAGTATAAAAGCGAAGATCAGTGTCAGCTTCAGCCCATTGTGATTGGTTAATGGTGATAGATTCAGCATACGCGGCTTCCATACGCGACAAGATACCCTTGTGGCGTTCGTCATAATATTGTGGACCCAACTGAGGGAAAAGCATGTAATACCCTCCAAGATATTTTCTTTAATAACAGCAAGAAAATTCTAGGAAGATATGTGTAGGGAACAAAATAATAGAAAACCCCGAGGTGCGAGACTCGGGGAATAAACAAAAAAGAAACTGAGGGCTCATGGTAGGCCACAAGCAGGATACTAGTCCTTATTCTTCGAAATGTGAAGATACTTTCTTATCCAGATTAGCCAGCGACTTACGTATCTCTTCCATAAGATCAATGTTGTCACACGAAGCCTTTTCCGTAAACGACATGCTGTAATCTTCATCCTTGGTTATCCGGCAGGTAATGTTGTACTTGTAGCCGTATAGATTCTCCATCACTTCTTCCTTCTTATTTGTCATCCGTCGATTTGTCTTCGCCATTCAGATCTTCAAGATACATATAGACAATGGTACGGTCGTCGATGCTCATCTTCTCCAAGAGATTGCATACATACGACAACCAGACACGTCGTTGCGAATTGGTTACACCGGCTAGATCGAGCGTCTGTTCAAGGGTGATTGCCTGCATTGAACCAAAACAGAGCAATAAGCCTAGTATGAGCTTTTTCACTTTATATCCCTTTCTCCATTGTACTTCCTTTTTTGCTTATCAAACTCATCTTGGGACGCTTTATTTATCTGTATTTGAGAATCTAAACTGGCTATAGCTATCGACTCCGATAAACGCTTAAGCTCATCTATCTTTTGAGATAAATACTTACCCGCTTCTCTTGCCCTTCTCAGTTGTTCTTCCTTATCGTCCATCCAACCGTCAGTAAGGGAACTAAAAAGATCATTAGCGAGTAATTCGAATTCTTCTGTTGCTTTATCTACTCTCTCTTTGTATTCGCAACAAAACCACATTCTATCCATCACCTATTTTCCTCTAAGATGAGCTTCCTTCAATCTGCTAACGATTTCCATTGCTATTTCAAGAAAGTATTCAGCCTGGCCAAGCAACTTAATATCAGCTTCGTCCAGCTGACTCTGCTGCTTTACAGGTTCCTCTGGGGGCAACGAAGCAAGAGAGAGTTGTCCATCAGGAGCAACTTTTTCTTCTTCGAACTGTAGAAAGTCTTTGTCATCCCATTCTTCAGCCTTATTCTTGTTTCTTTGTTCTTTGCCGAGCTTCCACGTCTCTTTTTTGGCTTCATTAGAGCATAAAACACACTGTGAACTCTCCTTCAAGGCATAAGGAGCCATCCATTGTACGGTTCTTTTACAGTCGCATTCCACGAGCCACATGGTACGTCGGTCTCTCTTCTCAGCTACCTTAAAATTCCATTTGCCCATTCCTGCTTTTATGGGCTCCTTTTTCAATCTTCTTCCTCTAGTCATTCTCACTTCTCCCCCTGTAAGCACTATTAAAAGAAAAGATCATCTTCATCGTCTTCTAGATCTTTTTTCTGTTCAACTCTCTCCTTGCGGGCGTAGTACCGGTCCTTAGCTCTTTCCTTTCTTCTCTTGTATCCTTCTGTCTCTTGAAAACGTCCCCATTTACAGTTCTCTTTGTAAAAGTCTTTCTTAGGATCAAGACGCACAAGATGGGTGTTTATCGGCTTATCTTCTCCCATATCCTCGCAAAAGGATTGGAATGACTTCCAGCGATCGCAGACCTTGATGCCTACAGCACCATAATACTTATAACCTGGATGTAAGGGATTGATACAGGGACGTCGCATAGCCATCCAATCATGCCAAAGAGGATGACCCATCCTATACTTACCCAGCCTTGCAGAAAAAGTTCTTCTGTTTTCTTTTGCTTGTATAAAGCAGCCATAGCAGCGACTGGTCTGGTTGTTTCTTAAAAGGTAACCAAGAGCTATATGGTCATTGCCACACTCACACTTGCATAGATAATAACGAGCGCCTTTCTGCTTGCTTCTAGCCACATCCAAGGAGATTACGGTAAGCTTTCCAAACTCTTTTCCAATCATATATTCTGGTGGATACTTATTTCGTTTATCTGCCATACTCTCTCCCTTGTGGTTTTTCCTACTTGTGACACGAGTCCGCTTTGCGTCCACTCTTCTTGTAAGCCTTATAATACCTCTCATACAGATCGATTGACTGTTGGGCCTCCTTGGAGTCTGTTTTCCAGTTGTCACACATCATATGAAGAGTAGCGAAAAGAGCCCCGAGCATGATTTCTTGCCGTAACAGATTGTCTAA